GTCTAATGCTAGTTACATTTGCTCTAAGACCTGGAAACAGCTCTTGTTCTTTTGTTTCAAGTTCAGCTTCTAAAGTTTTTCCAGAAAATATTGCTGCTTTAAAATTTTCATCTATTGCACCAAGATATAAATGTCCTGTTGTCCAAAATGCTGTATCAAGTGAAATATTAATATCGTCTAAGTTCTCAGAAATAATATCCATTAACTCAACTGTGTTTGCTACTACGAATTGTTTAAAGATTTGTGATGCTTTAACTTTAGCAACTGACCACTTTTGAGTTACATAGTTGTATATCAGTAGTTTATCACAAACTCCAGTAGTGTTTGGATTATCTTTACTTGGATATAACCAAATCGCTAAAGTATTAAATGGATCAACTGCTGCTGTAATTCTATCTGTGTATGCTTTGTTTAAATCACCATCAAAAAATCTATTTACTTTTTCAGCTCCTATCGGCAATACTTGGTCGCCATTGATTTGAAAAAATCCATCTGATGAATAAAAGAAAACTTGTCTGTTGTCCTGGCAAACTGTTTGTCCATAAACAGCTCCTCTATTTGGCGATATAACTGAAAATCTAAAAACAACATTTCCACCTACAAAGTCCATTCTTATAATCTGATCTTCTCTAAAAACATAACCAACCTCACCAGAAGTTATGGCAACAACTTGACCACCAGAACCTGGTAAATCTTGTGTATCTGATGAGCTAACACCAGCTTCCCAAGTTGAAATATCGTTAATTCCTGACCATGCAACTCTGTTTTTTGCATTTTCAATATTACCAGTAACTAAAAAATCCCTGATAACACCTGAAACTTTAAACTTAGCTGGTACTGTTCCTGAACCACTAGATGTTGCTAGGGATTGTAGTGTTGCAAAGTTAGTTGAAGTACCCATTAAATAATACATGGGAGGATTAACTCCATTACTTGCAACTACATATTGACCAAACTGTGTAAAGGTAAAAAAATCTGTATCACCACCTGATATTGTTAAACTTCCTTTTACACTTGCAAAAGTACCAGATGTTAATTTGTAAATATTGTCTTTCGTTCCAACAAAAGTAAATACTGTGTTTGTATTATCTCTAAAACTACCAGCACCTTTAGCATTTTGTGTAACATTAGATGTACCACTATAAGCAACTAAACCTTTAACTGGTTTGTAACTTGATTGTGCATGATACACATTCGTTGCTACAGTTGCACCAGGATTTAAATGATCTGGTTGGTCTGGCAACCATTCACCAAAAGGTATTTGCATAATTTTTTCCTATTATAAAGTTGAAACAAATGGAGATGCTACTGTGCTATCACCTCTAACTTGTAAAGGAGCTCCATTGTATTCATCTTCTCTATCGTTTAATTCTAATCTTTCCATAGCTGTTGCATACATAGATTGCCATGTTTGAACTTGCTGAGGATTAATGCCACCTAAAAAGTTAGCTGCATGAAATAAAGATCCATATAAATAAATTGCTGGATGTGATGTTAAAATATAATTTGTTGTATTTGTATCTGATAAAGCACCAAACTTTTTATAATAATTTATTTTAGCTGTGTAAGTGCCATCAGGTACTGGAGAAAATCTAAATGTATCTCCTAAAATTGTAAATGTAGTTGGCTTTCCAGTAGTTGATGTTCCTGTAGTTGCATCCATTTGTGATGGTGTTGTATATGTTAGTGGAGTTTTAGTTTGACCACTCAAAAGATAAAAATCTCTTATTTGTAAAAAATCTGTAGGTAAAGATTCTGTTTCACTATCTATTGTTAAATCAGCTTGAGCAACCATAGCTCTAACTCTTAATTTAGAGTTAAAATCAGCTTCTGCTAATTTAATAAAGTCATCAGCTATCTCAGTTGTTAAATCTGATCTGTTTAACCAATTAGCAAGTGATGCTTTTAATTCTGTGTAATTTGTTAGTGCCATTAAATTTTTCCTGGTGCAGTTCTAAAATATCTATAATCAGAACTATTCAATTTTTCTCTTAATATTTTGTGTTGAACATCTTTAGGTAAAGAAAACCAATTACCATCTTGATTATTGTTATATTCTTTTGTCCAAATTTCTAAAATTACTGTTGGAATAGTTGCTATTCTTTTTAAATCTTTACTTGGAGAGTAACCATCATTCCTAGTATAAAGCTCTTTGTTAGTTTTAATAACTGGAGCTATGTCAGTTGATGTTTTAACTAAAACACCCTCTTTGTCATTATCGTAATAAGTATTGCTTTTAATACCATCAGATTCTTGTCCAATTTTTCTCATCTACCCTGACCTTTGTATCTAGTAAGTTTCATATTTCTTTTTTCAGATTTATTAAGATTTTTTTTATGTTTGCCTAATTTGGGTGGTTTATCTCTTGGAACAAAGTGTACGAACTTTTGTTTAGCCACTAAGCACCCATTTCAGTTATATAAACATCTGTAGATGATCCATGAAACACAGCAATCTTTTCGCCAGGCGACACTTTTAAAATTTCAACTTCACCAGATGGTAAAAGAGCTGATGTAGCACTTGCAGTAGGTGAAGCACCTAGTACAAAATGAAAATTAGCTGAACCAACAATTCTAATATAATTAGTTTGATCTCCAAATGCAGCAGATGCAGTTGATGAGTTGTTAGTATTGATTTTTTGTGTTGTTCCTGGTCTTAAAGCATAATTATAAGCCATTTTTGTTTTTCCTTTATTTTCTTTTCTTCATTTTAGATTTGATAATCTTCAATTTCAGTTTTTTGGGTAAAGTTCTTTGCTTAGCTGTTAAAACAGCTTTACCTTTTTTTTTACCATGCATTAGTATTTTCTCATTTTTACTTTTTTGCCCATTTTTTTAGCAGCTTTTTTTGCAGCCATTTTTCCTTTTTTCGTATAAGCAAATTTCTTTTTTCCTACCATTGGCATAATTTATTTCCTTTTATTAATTGGTATTTGTGGGAGAAATATCGCTAGACAGAGTCCCCCACAAAATTGTTTATTATCTTCTAATAACAAAAGTTATTTCCATTTTAGAAGCATTTGTAGAACCACCATCTGTAATACATTCAATAGTTCCATCTTCTTCAACTCTGTTTGCAGCAGTAGGTTCAGCAGTTGCTACTCTACTTGCAGATCCAGAAGCTGTATGGCTAATTCCACCATCAGTTACTGCAACACCACCTATTTCAAAAGAGATAGCTGCTGTTCCTGTAGTAGTTGCTTTGTTATGTGTAATAATTTTAATTATTCTTCCACCATCAGGTACACATACAAATGTAGATGATGCTGTTGATACATCTGGAATTGCAGATGTTATAAAATAATCGTTAAGTGTTCTCATGTTATTTTCCTTTTTTGTATTGCTTCGTTCCGAATTAAATCTTCAAAGACCAAACAAAATGTTAATGAATATTGTGAGGGAGCAAAAAACCCCCTCACAAAAAGTTTTATTATGATGTAGTTAAATCAAATATACCACCTGATGCTTTTTCATTCTTAGAGCATAAAGTGTATTCAACTAATAGAGCTTTCTTGTCAGCATCACCAGTTTTCGCTAGATCAACCATTTGGAAATCTCTTAGGTATGCAGCAGACCACATATCAGGAGAAAGAACATAAGCTGATCTTGCTCTTGAAAATCTGTTCGCTACAACTTGTAATGCACCGAAATCACTTTCGTAAACATCAATTGCAGAAACTAATCTTTTGTTTTCTGCATCATCCATTCTTGTTGCACCACCAGTAAAACCAGAAAGTTTTTGCTTATTGAAAGCACCAACCATAACCATTGATGGATCGCCACCCTCAGTCCAAACTTTTCTAATCATAGATTTAAGTTGAGACTCAGTAAAAGCTCTTTGAGTACCATCAGTTCTAGCATTTGTACCAGATGTTCCTGGATCTGCTGCTGAACCAGTACCTTTGTCTGAATTAGTTTTAATCCAAGACTCTAGCGATGCCATTCTTCTTGCAGCACCAGCACCTGTATCAACTGGAGCTTGGTTTGCAGTAAGAGTAGTTTCCATATCTCTTTTAAGCTCTTTAGAAGCTTTAGAGATTAGGTATGCTAGTTCGTTATTTCTTCCAGCAAGATCAACTGATTCCATAGTACCAGAAACGATTACAGCTTTTCTTGAAATCTGTGTTTTGTTTCCAATTCTAGTAGTTGCAGTTTGTGCATCAAAAGAAATTTCATCACCCTCTAAATGGTAGTTGTCAGAAGCTGGAGCAGCTAACGCATCTATTTGCCATTCATGGTTGACAGCAGTTGCTTTTGATTTTCCAATAG